AGCAACTCCACCACCGGTTGTAGTTAACAGAATAGTTTGATTTGGTGTTGTAGCATTATTGACAATGCCACCAAAGTCACGACCTTCCATTTCACCACGACCTGTTGCATTCCAAAGTGTTGCTGGCGTACCACCACCCCAAATTAAATCTACTTGTAGAGCATCTTCAATATCATAGTTAATTCTTGTAACACGTAAAGAGCTTGCTTTACTGCCCTCAGCATTAATTTGATTTAATGTAGAAGCGTCAACAATTGATTGATTTGTGTAATCTTCAGCATTTACATAGCCACTAATTTTGACGGTTGTATTTCTATAACCATCATTCAGAATCTGAACGTTTATACTTTTAGCCATGATTAATAACCGCCTCTAGGCTTTGGAGCTTTAGTAGGTTGTTTAGGAGTCTTACCGCCTGTTTTCTGTGGCTTATTAGCACCATAAGGAGCTTTAAGACCCATACCAACTGGCTGACCATCACGTAATTTTTTGTTCGGCATATTTGTATCCTTTATGTTTAGAGAAAAAACCCCCTAGAACCTTTTGAGAACTAGGGGGAATCGCTCACGTGGAGAGCTATTAGGCTCCTGGAGTACCCCACAATGCACGTGGGTCACCCCAACCGAACGCATAACGCTCGTAAGACTTAGCTTTGGCATTCATTGTGTCAAAGTCATTGTCTTGGTCGAAAGTAATTGCTTGACGCTCTTGGTGAATCATACCTGTACCTGTTGGAACTTGAGCACGAATAAACCATGCTTTAGTAGAGGTCAGATAGTGGTTCATCTTAATACCTTCTGGAAGGGCATTAGTAGCGTTCAATACGTTTACCGCGTTTGAAGCAGTACCAGGAGGGTTAACACCTGTGTTGTATGAATATACAGACTTCAAAATACGGTTAGCTTCGAACCAGTTGCTTGGGTGAACGATTAAGCTCTTAGGCATCAAGTTGATACGTAAGCCACGGTCATTCGTTGCCAACATTTGCTGAATCATCAAGTTTTCGATAGCTGCCTCAGACAAGTTAGCTGCAACAGTTAACAAGTTAGAGAAAGTACCGCCTGTTGTGTTTGGATGAGAAGCGTTTAATAATGAAACACCGTCACCACCAGCATATGCGTTGTTAAAAGCGTTGTTGTAAGTAGCGGCAGCAACGTTCTCTTTGGTTTGACGCATAGAGAAAGCGTTAGCAGCAGCACGACGCTTGGAAACAACTTCATAGAGGTTGTCAGCGAGTTCTTCTTGAGTAACGATATAACCTAAACCATAGGCAACGTTGGTCAAACGAGTCACGAAACCTTGAGTTTCAGAATCGTAAGATACACCAGCACCTTGTGGCTTCTGAGGAGCTAGTCCGAAACCTGTAGCTTGTACATATTCTTCGTAGTTCTTGTCAGATTGGGTTGTGTCAAAAAGGTCTGTATATTCTACAGGATGTTCGTTGTATGAACGACCCCACCAAGCCTTAATACCAGGCCATAGGGCTTTCGGGAACGAACCAGTTGTAATTACACCAGCCATTATATTCTCCTAATTAAACGCCAGCAGTGCCAGTGGCAAGCTCGTGTTGATTGAATTGAACAATGAAATTGCTGTATGGGCCTAGTTCATTGTTTTGTATTTGTTGGAAACCCAAAATTTTCAATGGGAGTGAGCTAGTTGTTGCAGGTGCAGTCAATACAGTTGCAGACAATTGATAGCCTAAAGAAGGAGCAGCTACAGTGTAGGATGCGTTCTTGTTAGCGTCAGTTGTTACGAATGTTGTGCCATCGCCTTGGATTTCGAACACTTGACGTGGGTCATCGTTCACCAAAACATAATAAGCAGCAGACTTAGTTGCAGGTACGCCAGTAATAGTCAAATCAAGGGTTACACCTTGGAGTGAAGGATTGCCTGGGTTAGGGTTTACTACGCCTACGATTACACCACGTGGGGTGTTACCGGAAGCACATTTTGCTATAGCAGGGATGCCGTTTGCATCTGAACCAGCAATTGTCTTAACCACGTCACCAATGTAATAGGCAGAGCTATCAGTTGATGGAATGTAGTATGTACGAACTTGTTGGTTACTTGCAGCACCACCGCCATAAATAATCGGGGAAAATCCCCGTGGGGCGTTTACGTTTGCCATTTAATACTCCAAATAAAGTTTAAATTAAGTACGCTTAATCGAGATATTTGACGTATAACGTCCATCTTGACCAGCATTACCATTAATATTACCGCCAGCAATGGCTTCTTCAATACGCTTGTTCTCTTCAGCAAGTTCGGCCATATCTTCCTCATGCCATTCTTGCTTAATTTTCATTAAATAAGCGTACAGGGGATGCCCTGCTTCGTTAGTTCCTACCTTTTGTTTGATTTTGTCTGCAAGGTCAACATTTAATGGAGTAACTCCATACACTAACTCGGTTTCTCCTCGCGTAACAAACTCATAGCCGCTATTTACTGCGTTCTCAACGTTTCCATCGTCATTCATCCAGCATAGATGATACCCTTGGATTTCGTTTTGAACTGCCAAAGTTAATTTTGGTGTACCAATTGATGAACGTTTAGGGCGTTGTGTTTGCGTACGGACTTGCTCAGTCCCACGGTCAGCCTCAGACCTAATTTGTA